CTCATGATTTCTTCAAATCCACCAAAGCCCCGGAACAGATCTAACTCTTGTTCTCTGGCCTTGGCCTTCTTCATTTCTTCAATGGTGTCATTTAAAACGTTCTGGGTTAGTGCGCCAAAACGCTTTACATCCACAATTGCTTTTTCGCCTACTGCTTCTGTAATTGCGTCCTCAAGTTCTGTAATTCCGTAGCCAGCATTCAAGTTCATGTTGAACTTAATTTGTTTATCTTCATCGCGGTCAGATAAACGGAATAAAGCTGCAAACTGATCAGGGTCGTCAATGTCTAAAAAGTTTTGTTTAGCAAGATCTTTCCAATAAGGATCTCCTCCACGAGCAGCTTCCCACTGTTCAGCAATTTCTGGAACAGCTAAAAGACGTTCTGTTTGATTGTCTTTTACACCCAGCTGTAAATCCCTTACTGCTTGTAAGTCCTGATCAGTTGGAGCTGTTTCCAAATACTTATTTGCTTGTTTAGTGACTTCAGCTTTGTTGCCACGTACACCTGCTGGTTTTCCAACAGAGGTATAGTGATAAAGCATGAAATTATTCTTATCTACATACCTTTCAGTAATATCGATATCATCATTGTCTAATGCGTTTGTCCATGTAGTGTTTGCCCCTGGGGACAAACCGGAATAATAAGAAGCATCAAAAGAACCATACGGAGGTTTTGCACCTAGCTTTGAATCCCATTTTTGTAATTTTTCGGTTCGGTAAAAAGTTTTATATTCGCCTTTTAACGTAGAAATAATACTGTTTGCAGTTTTACCACTAATCCCTGAATCCGTTAAAGTTGACTTTAAATTCTCGACCCTAGTTCGACGATCAACATAATCTGATCCCTTGGTATTTCTTGCAATACCGTCGACAATTTTGTCATAAACGTTGTTCTTTGCTGTGTTTTTTGCGTTTAGCTCTGCGCTTTTTTTGTTGTACTTTTTTGAAATTTTGTTGCGTTTTTCTATAAAATCGTTGTCTACTTTTGCTATGCCCTTTTCAACTTCTGCCCTATCCTTTGCCTTATTTTCTTGATTCCTAATATCATCCCTATAGTCGTCGTCATAATATTCATCGATCACGTATCTTCCAGTTGCTTTATAGCTTCTACCACTTCCTTTATATTCTTTTTTAGCTCTGTATCTTTCTTCTGATCCTTTTTTTATTATTTTTCCATTTCCATCTACAACATCAAACCTGAGATAAATATAAGCCCGTTCACTTCTTCTACCACTGGCAGGTGTTATCACAAGTCTTTCTTTTCTGTTTACCTTCATATCTGTATTTCTTTTACCTTCAATCGGAAAATCCGTTTTAAAGTCTGTTTTTTCTTTTGTTACTTTCCAATTTTTTTCCCCTGGTTGATACACTACGCCTACAGCAGCCATGTTGCTAGCTGACGGCTCTGTAGCCGCCATGGCTTTTTTGTACTCGTCAAAAGCAGTCTCGAGCGATATTTTATGTTCCTCTACCGGATCTCGTTTTGGTTTTCCACCGCCACCGCCGCCACCGTAACCAGCCATTATTCTCCCAGTTTTTTACTAAAAAGCCCGCGTATGAGCATGTTTATTTCTCTCACTCGATTATATCCCAGGCACTTTAGGGCTACAAAAAGCAAAATTTCATTACAGTAATCCCGCAACACGTGGTAGTAAATTTGGTCTGTTTCATCACCTTCTTTTAATGCGTTACTGGCTTCCCATGCTTGCCACATAGCAAAATGGTGGGTTTCCAGTTCTTTTCGATACCGTAGAAAAAAGGGATTAGTAGGGATACGAACGAAAAGAATCTCAACTACGGTCATGACTTGAGAAGAAGTTACGTTCTCAAACTCGTCGTAAATATCATCAACAATTCGGGCTGCAGTAGCAACATCATGAAGATAATTAAAGGCATACTCATCGCCGTTAGTTATTGTATCGATAATAAAATCTACTTTCTTGTCGTTCTCATCCCGCCATTCTTGGTCACTCATTGGCTTTAAACTACTACAAACATGATAACTAACCTGCCGCAGGAATGTAACCAGGCTGATAATAAACTTCTGAAGGACAAATAAGAGGTGTTTCTGCCCAAGCTACGAGTCTTTCCAGGCGTTCTTCGCAAAAATAATCTTGTTGCCGATACCATTCCTCCATGTCGTGGGAAGCTTTATTTTGGTTACACCGGCGACAAGCAGGGACTAAATTGTTTCTGTTGCTTGAACCAGATTTAAACCTTGGTACGATGTGGTCTAAACTTGTTGCCTTGTCACCGCAGTAGCCACAGCAATGATCCCAGGCTTCGTAGATTGATTGTCGATAACGTCTTTTCGCTAACTTTGGAGTGATTTCAATGAGCAGGGAAAGCGGTTCCTGTTCATTATTGAACATACTCTTTAGTTGCCGTTAATTAATTCTACGAGCAGATATTTACACTTCTAAATAAACAGATGAAAATTTTCTAAAGTCGCTTGACACCTCAGTAAGGGTTTATACCGTGATGAAGTATCCACGCCTCACACAGCATGGCTTCCAAGTCTTCATGGGTATCTGCCAATAAGGCAGGTGAAATCCTGGGCCTTGATCGCAAAACTCTCTTTCAGTACCGCGACGACGGCACACTGAAGCTCGGGCCGCACTTCGCAGCTTTTTCAAACACGTTTTCGCGTGACAGCTACCGCTGGAACGTTGTTGCTGTCAAGAAACACTTGCAAGATGTCGGAGTACTTTCCGAGGCCGCTTGACGGATCGATACAAACGTTTCCGCATTTGATGCGATAGCAAAAGGTCGGTGATGTTTACGCCCACCTTTTGATACGCCATTGCGCAGTACAACTGTTCAGATAGAGCTTGCAAGCAGTCCTGCCAGTTGCGGGGCTGCTCTTCTTTTAGCCTGAAAATTATAGCCCATTGAGGGTGTACAGGGCTTACAGGGCGACGTTTGCCTTGTATGTAGATCGAGGCCTCAGGACCCCAGGAGAAGCCTTCTAGGGCGTCTGGAGTGAGTCCATAGGTCGCAATCATACCAAACAGCCAAGCTAATCGGCTGCGTTTTCGACTGGTCCGTAGTTTAAAATACTCATCAACGATGGTTTGGTCGTTGGGAGGGGTATGTGTCATAGCTGTATTGGTTAGTGTCCCAGAACAATAGTCATCCGGAGCAGGAACCGCGAGCGAGTACAGAAGTCCTTAATAAGTCCCATGAGACTTAATAAGATTATACAATCAGTAACAAATCTTTTGTTTTAGCCCTCTTCCATAAACCCTTTTTCCTTCAACCACTCGCCTGTTAATGGAGTAGGGGTGTAGTGCTCCCACATTTTCAGCGGTCCCGCACAAACCTCCAAGGCGTCTTTGGTCTTCTCTTCTACATACATTGCCCACATTGCCTCGGCTTCAAAAGGCAATACGTTTTTTGGATACGTCCGCTCTGCTCCTCTACGAATCCAGTCAGGGACATCTTCCTCGGGGAAAATCAAAGCTGTAAACGTGTTGTCTAAAGTTCCCGCCATGCAGTCTTGTGCGGTATGCCATGCTTCATGGCGAATGACCTGAATCATCTTGGTGGGTTGATTCAAGTAAAACTTGTTCAAAAAGATGTTGTTTAAACGTACGTCATAGACACCGCGCATTCTCATTGCAAAATACTTTTCATCGGCTACAAAAATACCTGCGCCGATTTTGTCTAGTGCTGCAATAATTCCGTCTAGTTCGGATCCTGCAAGTGCATATTGTGGGCCTAGGTCTGACCAGGTTTTTATCCGCTCTACATCCTCAGTGCATTCCCGAAGCATCATGCAGCCCACAGAATCAAAGCTGCGCCACCTTTTAACTTTCTCTTCTCCAGCAAAAACAGGTGTCGTTAATGCAACAACTGCTAAAACGGATGCAAGAAATTTTTTCACGTAGATGATTAAAGATGTCTTAGTTGAATCGTATCAACTTTGATCTTCATCCGCGAAAATAATTTTAAGCAGGTCCTACCCCGCTTGAAAAAGCTGACCAAGCTAAGCCAATCGCTTCGATGGTTGAGGTTTCCCCTGTCGTATAAGGAAGATTTACTACGTCACCAGCGTGATAAATTGTCGGGATACCACTAACTTTGATATCGCTAAAACCATATTTTCTAGATTCAACCTGTGCAGGAGACAGTACAAAAGTGCCGTCCACAATTTCACCAAACTCAGCCATTTAAGTCTCCGGGCGCTCTCCTTCGAAAGGCTTGTATTCCTTACCGTTTTTATCGTACATGGTAAAACCATTCATTAAAACAAACGTGGATGGAATATTAAATAACTTCTGAAACATAGGCATCATCATGGGTGATTGGCAATTGTATGGGGGGACATCCATGGTGGATAAACCACGGACAGAAAGTTCGTAAACTGCACTTTTATTTTCTTGGTTTGTTTTATTGACAAGGTCCCTTTCCCAATCAGCAATACTACCCATTGCAACAGGTAAGTCAGAAGGCTCAGGAGGGAAAACTTTTTCTGCAAATTTCATTGCATAAATATGTTTGCAATAACGCATTTCATCTAGCAAGGGTGACCAAAAATCTGTTAATTCTGTAATCGTATAACTACCATCTTCGTTTTTAACTGTTTTGTAATCTCGATATAGCGGAGGGCCTTCTGCAACAGCCCCCTCCAGAGAAGGCAACGGATTATTACGGAGGTAACGTCCGCCAAAAGAACGAAACACACCAGGATTATCTCGCGTAGTACCACGTACTGTCGAACTGTTTGGCGTAATGGTCGGTGGTATGTTGTACTTCGCAGAGGGTGAGCGAATTTCCATCTGACGATCTAGTTTTGCGCTAGTCATTGCATTATTGTTAACCTCATTAGGGTCCCCCTCCGTCCCTGTCATGATTTCAAATCGACCGGGGCGCAAGGTAGCGACACTGGTTCGTGGGAATGCTCTTTTATTTGTTGTCCCAAGCTGAGACATATAATAATAATCACGTCGTGAAAAATCCTGACAAGAACAACAGTAACGTGTTCCTGTAATAAAAAAGCGTCCAACGTGCGGATCCTCTCGAGCGGGTGTTTGAAACACACCGTCAGGTGTGGCTTCAACAGATCCAAGTTTTTGTAGTTTTAGAATACCGTTGACTTCATCTGTTTCTACTAATACTGCTTGAATATAGCCGAAACGTTTTTGAGTGTCAGGATCAACAGATGCCGCTGTAATAGGCGAACCTCCAATTTCAACAACCCTGTCTTCTAAAATTTCTCCATTGATTGGATATTGTTTAGGAACAATAACTTGTCCAAAAACAATCACTGGAGGAATAAACAACGGTGGTGGCAAAGGATTAGCAGCACTCCAACCTCCTTCTAAAGAAACGTACCAGAAGTTTTCATCTTCAGCTACAGATTTAATTGCAGCAGCAACACCACCAGCACCACGTAAGTTATCAAAACGTAAACTACCTCCAATACGCACTCCTGCCCAGTGCATACCAAGTTCTTTATTTTTGGTTGGAAATCCTTGACAGATACCTGGGATTCTTGGTCCTCTCGCGCCGGGAGGTAAAACTACTCCAGGGGGTAAAGGAATAGCATAATCAAAAGCATAAGAATAAGCTTCGTCATATAAACTATTGGCGTAAATTTCAAAACCTCTACGCCATCTAGACCAAGCAGATTCTCTGTTCGCACTATAAATAGAGTCCGGAACTGATCCTTGAGAAAACTCAGTACGTATCGGCAGTACTTTATTTGTACTGAAATCTTGTGTTTTATTAAAAGAGCCGAAAGAACTTCCGCTGCTTTTAGCCATGTTTAGAAGAAGCCGCCTTGCGCACTGATATGAGCACCGGGGGTATAGCCAGAAATATTCGGGCCGTCAGGGAACACGCCAACGTAAATACGATCGCCACGCTCGAGAACGATGCCACGGTTGCGAAGAGGTGCACCTGCACCAAGTCCGTTGGTATTACCGGCCTGTGCCACAGGAGTTGCAAGCTGGGGCATTAAGTCAGAACAATCAACTACACCACTATTGGCAGGCACTGTCTTGGCGAATAAAACTTTGTAATCGCCAGAAGCAGGAATTGGTGTAGTGGTTCCGCGTGTATGGTAGAAAACAAAGGTTGCTGCAGGCATTTCACCGTACGCAACACCTTGATAAGTAAAGCCGGAAGCAATGCCACCGGAATAATTTAGAGCTGTATTTACACCTGTAAGGGTGTTAGAGCCGGTATAGGTGTAGTAACCATATCCGCTAGCAGTGCCGTTAGTTAAAACACCGGTGTTAGAAACAAAAACGATTTGCCCACTTACCAAAGAAATAACAGAGCCTGAAGTAGTGGTGTTTACTTCAAAATCTTCTTCACGATAAAAATCGTTTCTGGTAATTGTGATGGCATCTACAACACCACCGTTATTATTATCTTCACTTAAGGCAGCATCCATATCCACCAGAATGGACGGTGCCTGACCACCCTGCACAAACACAGTGTTAGTAGATGCACTACCAACAGTCTGTGTAGTTACGCGAACTGAGTCAAATAAAGGCCGGTCAACAAGAAGCGGCTGTTTATTGGTGGAGGTACTAGACACTTCTAACTATGCTGCTTTTTTCTAATTATAGCGTTAGCGACCAAACATAGACATCGCGTTAATAAATCCTGGTGAATATTGTGCAACAACATTTTGGGATAAAGCTTCAGGATTGTTCTGTATCGTTAGAAACTCCTGGAAGCGGTCCGGTGTTTTTTCAGCTTTAAATTTACTCATTCCGCTAAAAACTTTTCCTATATCAGCAGGAGTAGCAATACTTGTTCGAAGAATCTCTCCTGGTCCTTGTGCAGAAGAAAGATATTCTTCAAGATAACTTTCTAGGAAATTTGCAGTTTTAGACATCAGAACATCCCTCCAAACGGATTCATGGCATTAGAAAGCACTGATTGGATTACAGAATCCCGTAATGAATTGGCTAACGAATTTTTCTTAGTAAGTTCCTGCTTAGTTTGCAAACCAAGAGATTGACCAAGAAGAGCCCTAGCAACAGAGGATCGAGCAGACTCAGATTGTCTTTCACCACTTTTCATGTCAAGGCCGCCAGCGGCAGCACTTGCTCCTCCATAGCTTTGAGTGTCTAATGGTCCTAAGACTTGTTGCGCTGTTTTATAAAGATCTCCGCCTTCTTTCATCCGAGGAACAGCACTTGCAACACTGGTTCCAAACGCATCCTTGTAGTTGATGTTTGCGTCTGGATTACCGCCTAAAACAGTTGCATATGCTTTTTGAATTCCCATACCTGGCTGATAACCCCGTTGTTGGAAATACCGTTCAACATACGGAAGTTGCTCAGCAATAGTCATGTCTTTGGAAGGAAGGCCTACTTCTTGCCTCGCTCCAGGTCCAAATTGAATTAGACCTTTATATTGGCCCCCTTCCCCGCCCATGACATTTGGACGGAAACCTGATTCCAGCTGGATTAACCCACCAAATTCATAAGGACTTAAACCTAAGTTTTGAGAAGTTTTTAAAAATGCGGCCCGATCTGTGGGCGATAACCGACCTATCTGTGCCATTATCTCCACACCTCATTTAAATACATCCTGGAACCAACCGCTGTATCAGCTGGGCCTGGTAATGCTTGAATAAACTCCGCACCAGAACGTTCGTAGCGATAACGTGCCTGGAAAGGATCTTTGTAATTAGGAACGTAAAGAATACCTGCCAAACGGTTTGTTTCGTACAAGTAAATCTCATCCCATACCTTCAATGCCTCCTTGGCATTGCTGGATTTAATCGTACGATCCACGTCACCCAGGATCGTTTCAATTCTGGTAGAAGGGGAATCAGCGACTTCAGTTTTCTTTTCTGCAGTGTCGCAGCGGCCAATCTGAAGGGTGATTTTGTCGTAGAAGAATGAATCCGGAATGGTATTCATAGCTTCTTCCAAACGGGCATAATCACCCGCTGGGACAGAAGTTGTATAGTAGCCCAGGTGATACCTGACCCTACTCTTATCAAAGTCAGATAGCTGCACTACAAAGCCTCCGCGTCATTCAATTATAAATTGATGTAATCAATAAAAAACCCCGGTTGCCCGGGGAAGAAGCCTTACACTCTAATCAAATCAGCAGCAATAACAGAATCCCAATCAACCCGCTTGATTTGCTTTAGTTGTTCGAGATTATTGAATCTTTCACCCGATAAGGACATCTGGAGATCTTTAATTTCTCTGGCTGTTTTAAGGCCGATGCCCTTGATATGATCTGCGATCATCTGTGCAGTCGCCCCGTTGATATTGAGGCGAGTATCAGGCGGGAAGTTACGGGGTTCTTCCTTTGCTGCTTTATCTTTTACCTGAAGAGTTTTTACCTTTTTGGTGGCGGGCTCGTCAGGTGTTAACTCGTTCTTGTAAGCGGTGAAAATACGATCGTCTTGGTCTTGGACCATAAACCAATCGCCGTTATCAAACTCACTGACAATCTTTACACGAGTTCCCGTCTTTTTGTGCTGATAAAGCATAAGGACCAGAGTTTATTTCTGGTCCTAGTTTACCTCAATCAGCTAACTGTGCGGGCGGGGATATAAGCTTCGATATCCTCGTAGCCAGGTGCTTCATCAGGCTGCAGATAGCAGACTTCAGTCACCAGGTAGCCCTTACGGCTTGCGTCGGCATCTGCATCGGAGATGTAGAAACCGCCGGAGGTGGAGGTACCAGTCACGGTGGCGCGAGCAAACACCTTGAAGGTGGTAGCAGCGGTGATCTGCTTATGGATCACACCAGTAGCCAGACCAGCAGCACCGGTAGCGGTGGGGAAGGGCTGAGAGCTATAGGCAGCGGAACCGCCTTCGAAGTAGATTTCACCAGCGCGGACACCAGCAGCAGTGGAGGTCAGGTTGGCCTGAGCAACACCTTCGCCAGCGCCGTTAGCGGACACAGGGCCGCTGCTGTCACGGCAGAAGGAGATCACGTTGCCGGTAGCGGCGTAGACGCCAGAAGCAACGCGGCCATCACCCCAGCCAGAAGCCACAGAAACGGTGGCGCGATAAACGTAAGCAGGGATGGTGCTGCTGCCAGAGATCACCATGCCGGTGATATCGGTGCGGGTGTCGTCGTTACGATAGGGGGAAGGGACGATCACGTTACCGGTTGCGGTGTTGGTGCTACCGGACTTAGAAGTCACGGGCACATAACCGCGTTGTTGGAAGTAACGATAACCAGGAACGGCCAGCACAGAAGTGGGGCCGCCCTTGGTTTTGTCGTTGCTACCGCTGTCGTTGGTATCAATGTTTTTGTACCAACCGTTCAGGGGCTCTGCCCAGTTACCTGGGTAGATTTTCTTAGCCGACAAATAAGACATTTATTTCTCCTAGATGAGTTATCTATTTATAAAGATCAGATGGAGCCGTCGTCCTGGACGAAGCTGAAGCCGGTGGTCACGAAGTCCTTGTTCAGGATCTCGAAGCCAGCGTACAGTTGCCAGATGAGGATGATGAAGCGGCTGAAGTCATCGTTGTTGTTGATCAGCACCTGAGCGTTCGGGCCGCCGATACCAACACCGATGGCTTGAGGACCGAAGAAGTAGCCTTGGGCAACTTCCTTGGAAGCATATGAACTACCGCCGTCGAAAGAAGCGGTGACGTTCTTGGTCGGGAAGTTGGTTGACTCGAAGAACTTCACACCTTCAAACTGGACGCCAGTAGGCATCACAGGCTCACCAGCCAGGAAGTAGGCCTGACCAGCCTGAGGACCCATGTAGAAGCTGGAGTTGTTAGGCATCATGGGATTGCCCATGTACATGCCTTGACCAGGATTGCCAGCGTAACGGGCGATCTCGCGGAAGTCGCTGTCACGACGCAGGTGCATCATGAAGGTGGGATCCACGATGGCGCGATACAGGCCATCAGCGTAAGTAGGAACGTTACGCTTACGGAGGTCCTTAACAACAGTCAGCAGGTCAGTCTTAACAGAGAACTGCTGGGTCTGGGTGCCGTACTCAGCGGCGGTGTAGGAAACGCGACCGGAGGAGTCCTTGGTCTTGCTGCCAGCGAAGTAGTAACCACCCTGAGAAGTAGAGGCGGCACCGTTTGCTTCAGCTTTGGACAGTTCGTCGATGAAGACGCGGTCACGCCAACGGCGATAGTCGTCGAGCAGGGTCAGAGAACCGATGCTCTGGTGGAACATGTTCAGGTTGCCGGAATCCAGCAGGAGACGCTGAGCGGTCACCAGGGTTTCACGAGCAATCTTGAAGGTGCTGGGCTGGGTTGCATCACCCGGGTCCGCAGGACCGGTGTACTCCTTAAGCACAACAAGCACCTTCTCCTTGGTGATGTTGCGGCTGTTGGCGGTGCCAATGGTCTGGTCAGCAATGCGCTCACGGCTGTCCTTGGTACCAGGAGTACCCCAGAACTTGTAGCGGTCTAACTGAACGGTCTGACCGGGCTGACGGGTAAAGTCGTGGACGACCACGGGCTCAACCGCCATTTCCGCGATGTAAGCAGGGTGGGGGCGATACAGCTCCGCACCAAGAATCTTTGGAAAGTCGTTATCAATGAACACTTTAGTTTATCCTCCAGTGTCGCAGGGAATGTTTAGCGGATGAAAGATTCAGACATATTGATATGTCTTATCTAACACAAATTTTAGCAGCCGATAATTTAAGAAAATTACCGGCTAACTATCACTCCATTACAAACAGTTTGTTTGCAACAGTTTGAGGCTGAGCCTGGTTCAGAGTCCGCCAGGCGTTCTGGGGATCACGTGCCATTTGCTCGCTGAAAGTACCCCAGAAGTTTTCGGGGGCTTGGGGTGCTTCTGCCTGAGGGGGAGCAGGCATTTGCTGGCCGATTTGGGCCATAACATTTTGCTGCTGCTCAACAGGAGCGGTGGGATAACCTTTGGTTTCCAGTTCACCTTCGCTCTCGTACACGGGGTACGGACCTTCAGGACCGAAGAACTTCAGGGTGTAATCGCTCAGAACATCAGGGTTCGTCAGAATCTCGTTATAGGCGAGGTTCTCCTGGTGCTCGTTGACGGCGAAATCGGCGTAACCTTTAATTGCG